AAGGAGTCCCAGGGCAAAAACACGACCCGGGTGTTCCAGGAGCTCCTTCGGGGCGTAAAGACTTGGAACTCTTCAATTTCACTCAAAAATACGGAAGCCATCATCAAGAACCAGTCTTTGTTCCCCAACCTCCTTGCGGCTGTTTTTGTGATTCACGTCAAGATTCTAAGTGCGATCCGGACCGACAAAAAGTCTAAAAAGATCAGTATCAAACTTCCGGCCAACGATGTTTTTGTCCAGCGGTGTTACGAGGCGTGTGCTAAGGACCTATATGAGAACCCAAGTATCATCGTGGATAACAAGTCTGAGGAGGAACGTAACAACAACTTGAACGAGAGATTTAATAAGAAAATTTGCGTGGTCATCGAGGATCTGATTCCGACGGCCGAGATTCTCAATACGTACTTGCCTTTGCCCGCCGCCGGGGAGGACCTGGACATGGACCACGAGGACGAAGAGGGTGAAGACGAGGACGTGCCGGACTTGGCTGATGATGTTCCTCCCGAAGAAAACCTCGACTCCCTCCCCCAAAACACGGGGAACATGGAGTTTGGAAAGACCCCAGGCGGTGTTGATACCGCCGTAACAGTCAATAACTCTTTGACCCCACCGAGCGTTCCAGGGGCGACTCCGGCTTCAACAGATGACGGGGAGTCCTTGTTCCCAGATGCGCCCACAAAAATTCAAAAATTAAACCACTCTTAATAATAATCATGGATCAGTACTGTCGTGAACCCATGAGCGCCGCTGCTATAGCCGCCGGTATCGTTGCTGCCTACATACTCATCAAGTCTAAAATCAATAATGAAGGAAAGTTGAAAAACTCAGATTATTTCAAGCCAGCTTTCCTCGTTGCCATCCTAGTGTACTTCATCGTCAGCCAGGGTCAGGGTGATTCTGGCCCAGTTTTGAAGGAACCTTTTTAACTTAAAAACTTGAGTTTTTAACTATGCTAGGATGACCACAATAAAAGCCTTCGATGAGATGATGAATCAGTTCCTCGGGGAGCTCAGTACCGTGTTCCCCGATGAGCCTGCAAAGACTGGTCCAGACTGCAAGACGTTTATGAAACAGGTGGCTCCTTGGGCCGGTCAAATGACCGCTCATGACGAGTCGTTTTTCTGTGATGAGAATGAGTTTGTAAAAAATCTGAACCTCCAAACCATCTGGAAGCGCGAGGATTGCTCAGCCAACACAAAGGAGGCTATTTGGCAGTATCTTTCGTCTCTGTACATGATTGCGACGACCCTGAGTATGTTTCCTCCAGAGACGCTCAGTGCTATAGAAGCCGCCGCGGAGAACTGTGCAAAGAATATGAAGCTCGGCCCGAACGGTCAGCCCGATGAGGCGTCTTTGATGGCGGGCGTGAACAGTATGCTGAGTCAAATGATGGGGAGTGGCGCAGGAAACCCATTTGCGTCCCTGCTCGGTGGGGGGACCAGTGGCGGAGCGGGGGCGAGCCCTCGGCGAGCCCTCCCACCTTCAGGCAAAAAGAAAAAGAATCTCCGTAAATAGAAGTAATGGATCCCAAAAGCATCTTCAAGTCGAGTGACCTTCTGACTTTTTGGCCCACCGCCACGCAGACGGCTGATCAGCGCGTCTCGGCAACGACGCGTTTCATTTTGTATGCCGTGTGTATTGTTTATATTCTTAATAAGGACACTCGCGTCTTTGCTCTCGGGGGTATAGCTCTTGCAATTTTGTATTACATGTGGACTACAAACATGATAAAGGACGGAAATCTTCGTTCGACAATAGGGGATTCTCGGTATTCGACTATTTTCCGCCCGGACGTGACGCTTCCAACGACGGAAAACTCGATGGGTAACGTGCTTTTGAGCGACTACGTGGACAATCCAGACCGCCCAGCAGCCGCGTGGTACCCAAGTATGCGTTCTCAGGTCCAACAGGTTTGGTCTCAGATTCACCCGTTCGAGCGTCAGCGCGACGCCGAGCGCAATTTCTACACCATGCCTTCCAGCACCATTCCAAATGACCAAACGGGCTTTGCACAGGCGGCGTACGGCAAGCCTTTCTCGGCAAAGTGTCACGACCAGGGCGGCGCGGCTTGCAACCCCGACAGGTTCTACTCCGCCTTCCCAGAGCGTGTCCAGATGGAGGCTGGAAACGGACACTAAAAATAAATATGAGTCTACATTAATAATGCCACAGTTCAGCTATTTGGACATTGTCAATGAAAAAGATGTGTTCTATGGCCCAGCCCAGGTTGTCCTTGAGGACAAGACGGCTGTTGAAAACTCTCTTCGTGAACAGTCAACGACGGCTTGGAAGAAGGGTTGGTCTGAACAGACGTATGACTTCCCCAATACGTACGTGACTCTGCCTCTTCGTGTGATCGACTGGAACCCCATCAACACCTTTGGCGAGTACCAGAACGACCGATTTGCTCAGCGGTATTACACCAAGGGTGTCAAGACGTGGGACCGGTAACTCCTCCGCCTTGTATTCACGAGTCAAGGGAGCTACGCTCCCGTCGGACTCGGTCTTTGGTAAAAAAAGATGTATAATAGTAATAATGGACCCGTTGGCTTTGGCCGCCGTTGTTGGTCTTGTGTTTGCTGGTAAAACGATTGCCGAAGGAAAGGAATCGTCTCAAAAACCGTCAACCACGAAACCCGTGAAACCTCTGACCCGTCGTGATATCGATATGATGGCCGATTCAGTTGGGCACCGCGCAGATGCTTTCGATCTCCGGAACACGAATCCGGACTTTGGACGGCGTGTTAACGATTGGCGCCTCCAACCCAAAGAGGCAGTTCCGAACCTTCAGGATATAACTCCGACCAACTCGCGGTTTCCTTACGGTCAACCCGTATACGATCTTTACAATCGTGAATACATTACGAATAAGCAAAACAACGTGTCACCCTTGGAGCAACCTATGCGTATCGGTCCAGGGCTGGGTGTAGGTCCGAACGTGCTTGCGGCTGGAGGGTTCCAAGATTACTTTCGCGTTTTGCCTACAAACATCAACGAGGAACGGTTGACGACCCTGGAGGGCCGCCCGGGACCTTCCAACCCCTTCGTCAAAAACGGTGGTGCCGCTTACATCGGAGATATCACGCATCAGGCGGCCGCTACAAAGACGGCGTTCCGCGACCCTGGGGCCTACGGAGGCGGGGGCGCTCAGAGCGCACTGGTCGGTGCAGAGGGACGCCCGAACTTCCTCAAAACCAAGAAACCAACTATTCGATCTGAAACTGGTCTGCGCACGGATACGCTCTCAGATGGACCACCGCTGTACAACGTGGCTCAACCGTATGCCGAGGGCAAGACGTGCTACACGGACACGGACTTGACTCGATCATCTGGGTACAGAACCAAGCCGGATAGGGCTGCGAACCCCGCTCGTATGAATGTTCGCATCGATCCAGTCAACCAGGTGGGCGCAGCGACGCAACTCCGCATAGAGTCCAAGCCCGTTCCAGTCGGTCCTATGGGTCTTACAGGTTCGAATCAGGGCCGAGGTGTTGTTCCCCCAGAGTTTGACGATCCACTCAACGAGTTCAAGGCAAATCCCAATCCACGTGCTTCGAGTGGATTTTTGGACATTGCTATCCAGCAACTCGAAAAGAATCCTTTGGCGTACTCTCTGGCAGAGCCCAAAAAGGCCGACCCCGCCATGGGCACAACCCCTTTTAACACGGTTTCTGTCAACTAAAAAAATATGAGCTAGTACTAAATGTCGGGAGGTGTTGTTCAACTCGTCGCCGTCGGAGCTCAGGACGCTTGGCTGACCGGCAAGCCCGAGGTTTCCTTTTACCGGTCCAACTACAAGCGTTATACGCACTATGCCAACTCCGTGGAGCGTCAGGTGATTCAGGGTCAACCAATTGCCGGCGGCATCTCCACCATCCGCTTCGAGAAGAAGGGCGACTTGCTGAGCTACGTGTACCTGACAGTCCGCGATAACAACGGCGCTCAGATGGTCAACTTGGACTGGACCAAGGTGATTGACAAGGTTGAGCTCCTCATCGGTGGCCAGATTGTGGACACCCAGGATATCGAGTACATGACCGACATCGAGCCCATCACCGGCGCCCAGAACTACTCCCAGCGGTACCTCAACCTGAATAGCACCACCTTCAATAACCAAAAGAACTCGTTCTTGCCCCTCAAGTTTTTCTTCTGCAAGGACTGGTCCGTGTGCCTGCCTCTGATCGGTCTCCAGTTTCACGATGTGGAGGTCCGTATCACTTGGTCTCCTTTCCTGAGCCAGAACATCACCATAGGCCCAACGACCACCCCCGTGCTCCCCGCACAGCCCCAAGCAACGGCGAACATTCTGTCCGACTCCGTTCTGAGCTCCAACTTGGCGAATATTTCTCTGACCCAGACGACCGGTCCTCTGTTCCCAGGTATGCTCGTGGTTGGTCAGACTGCCAACTTGCAGACCAACGTGGCGGTTGTCCAGTCCTTCTCCAACGCCTTCACACCAGTGACTGGCCAGGGCTACCTGTCGAACGTGGTCATTTCGTTTTCCAATGCATCCAACAGTTTCATGACGAGCGCGTTCCTCACCGGAAACGTCGCAAGCTTGTATGCTCCCGTATGTGCCGCTCAGGTCAACGTTGCATCTTCAGTTATCGTGGCATCTGGCCTTGCGTCTCTGTCTCTACCTATCAATCAGGTGTCGAGCCCTCTCGGCCAGGGTGGCGTGCAGCTGGGTCAGTACGTGGCTGGTCTGCCTATGACCGGTCCAGTGTACGTGTCGAGCGTGTCGAACATTGCGAACAGCAACGTGACCATCTCCTTCCCCACGACGGCATCTGTCACGACCATTCCCCCATATCTCACCGTCTCCTTCGTCACCGGCACTGCCCAGACCTCCACCACCTACAGCTCCCTCCAGTTTCAGGCCTGGTCGAACTTCGTGTACCTGGATCAGTCTGAGCGCGACTACTTTGCCAAGGCGCCCCAGAACGACCTGCTCATCACCCAGGTGCAGCGTGTGGTCCTGGGTACCAACCCCGTCCAGGAGTTGGCCCTGGCTCAGCCCGTCAAGTTCCTGGCTTTCCCGTGTGTCAACTACGCTCAGATTTACGCCAACGGCGTGGGCTCGGCGACAGCTGCAAACTACCAGCTCAAGACCCAGGTGAACGGTGTGGACGTCGGCGACTCTCGGGCCCTGATCCACTTCTGTGATGTTCCCCAGTACTACAACACGCCTTACGGCTACGTGCACAACAACACCACTGCCAACGTGGCCATCATCAGCTATTGCCTGGACACGTCCAAGCTCCAGCCCACGGGCACCCTGAACTTCAGTCGTCTGGACACCTTCCG